ACAAGAGCTTGTAGCTTCTTGTAGTTGCGTCCTTGGTGGATCAACCTGTTCATGTCATCCACGGATGCAGGTTCTTCCGATTGTTGGGTGGCGGCGAGGGCAATAGCATCATCCTTCGCGGTATCAAAGGTAATGCTCTTTTCCTTCATGTAATGTGCAATGTCTTCTGGAATGCTAATCTCACTATCAACTTCTTCCATCTGACGCTTGTAACTATCTCTCCATGTATTGATAAACTTGGAGCGTGTTTCTACTTCTTTTTCTTTGGCCTTGCGGGTCAATTCGTTCTTCGTTGTCTGCCAGTCAAGAACTGCATTGCTATGCGCTTGCGTGGCTTTCTCGAAATTTTTAACAGCATCAACAAACCTTACTTGGTTGTATGTATCAAGTGAGTTGGTTAGCTCTTTGAATGCTTCATTCTTTTCGCTGATTGCTTCCTTCCTTGATTCCTCTGTCTGTGCAGAGAATGATGCAGCATTGGCGGCGACTGCCCTGTTGAAGATTGCAATAAGCTGCGGATCATCACCGACAATATCTTTAGCTTCTGTATATGAATGCTGGATAGGTGCGATATACTTGTCTTGGAAGTCTTGGCTCTGCGTGATGTCGTGGAACTCTACTCGCTGGCGAAGTTCTTGGATTTCCTTTGTTAATTGGGATTCCAATTCCGCTTTTGCATCATTCGCTTGGTTAAGCTGTTCTTGGTAGTGGTTAGCCTCCTGCGTGGTCTGACTGTTCTTAACCAGTTCCTCAAGCTCGGCAATCTTGCTCGTATATTTAGGAACCTCCTCAGATTTGAATTTCTCCAACTCTTCTCTGAGACGCTTGTTCTCTTCGATCTGCTTCTGCACAAACCCTGGCTTCTTCTTCTCTGGCTGGATCAGAGGCTTCTTTTCCTCATTATCGGAATCGATAACATCTTCGGGAGAATATTCAGCCTCCGTTTGCTGGATGTCTGATCCATCTGGATTCTTAGCGAACCTCTTTAAGAAGTCTGCCGTGTTGCCCTTGATTGGGATTTGTGGTTTGTTCTGGAGGTCTTTGATGATCTCCGCTGTATCTTTGTTGGTGTTTTCCTCGCTCATAAATTAGATTTCATCCAAGTCTGGATCGATAACTTCTTCAGTTTCTACCTTTTGCTTCCTTGTTTTCTTGAATTTATCAGTGCCAGATTCAGCGCATATCTCAATCGTATTGATTGCGTGCCTCACGGATTCAACTCCCGCTGCTGGGCAGGTCATTAGGATGTGTGTTTTAAGTGCATACCATTCATCATGATTGATGATAGCTGCACAGATTCCTTGGATTCGGTCTGTTGTGCTTGTCATTGTTGTGCTGCTTCAATTGGTGTTTGTGGACGAGGAGCCTCTTCCTCTTCCATCTCTCCAACTTCTTCAGTTTCTTCTTCGGGCATCTCTCCCTTTGCCTTTTGAATCTCGGCGCGTGCCTTAGCTTTCTGGAGTGCAAGCTGAGTGATTCCTTGTTGCTTGCGTTGCTCTGTGCGCTGGGCGTGTGATAGCGCGGCTTTGCCAATCGAGATGTCTGCGAGTTTCTGCTTAGTATCGATTTCGATACCAGACTTAGCGGCAAGGTATTGGAGCTTGAGGTCTTCTTCGGACATTCCTTGTCCACCCTGCTCTGCTTCCGCTTGCGACATGTCTTGGTAGACTTGGTTAAGCTGATCGGCCATACTGCCAGCCTCTCCCATGCCTTGCATGAACTGCTTGAGAAATTCTTTCTTGCCTTCGTCTTTCGAGATAAACTCGACGTGCGCCATGATGTGCGCTCCCTTAAACTGGACAGACCGCACAGCTTTTGCGAGTTCGTTAACATCCGGTTGACCAGCTTGAACCATCTGCAAGTTTGTTTGCAATTGCATCATCATATCTGCAAAGTGACCTTCAGCGTGTTCAATGTGCGGATCGGTCGGCAATACTGGGAAGTTCTGCGGGTTCACGAACACATCAGTCATACCAGCATTCTCAAATCCGATAATGCGTGCATTGTCATCAATGCGTTCTGTCTTAGTATCACGATAGCGGATTACGTTGTCTCTGCCAGCTAGTGCTGCGATTGCATCCTTGACTGCGTTCTCTTGCCCTTCGTTGGCTGGAGTGATCGAAGTAAGTTGGACAAGTTTCTCTGCCGTGATGAGCTTGAAGGATGGTGATCCTGCGCCATTGATAAGGTTGCTTCGGACGCTCGTAATGTTCTTCCACGAAGCAGCTTCTCTTGGAGTTCCGAGTTGTTCAAGGATTTCATAAAACTTCTTAACATACTCATAACCATCATCGTTGCGGTTAGATGATACAAACCTACGATACAGTTCTTTGAAGTAGAGAGTTTCACATTCGTTGAATCGGCGTATTTGTGTGCCAGAGAGTTTCGCTGATTCAGCGGCATCAAGTTCAGCTTCACCCTTAGTCCTTTGCTTGCCTCCTGCTGTCGGTGCGCCAATGCGATACTGACCGAGATTGCGATACAGATCGCCCATGTAGAACTGCATGAATGACATGCTTTCTTGGACGGGTAGGGAGAAACGATTCTGAACAAACTTAGCACCATCTGGCATTACGCTGATTGGTAGCCATTCCATTTGCTTGAGCATCTTGGTGGCATCAGGTGACTGCCCCTCAACCATAAGCATAGAGTTGAGACGCACCGCATCAACCAAGCTGTTCATTGTAAAATCATACTGACGGCAAGCAACATAGGCTGCTTCAGCTTGACTCTTAATGTCGTGAAATAATCCGCTGCCAACCGAATCAGTTAGCATATACATGATCTCACTCCAGTTATTGAACTTGCCAATCTGCAATTGGAGGAATCCATGCTGATCACGGATTGTTGCCTCACTCAATTTGTCAGACCCGCGCATTGAGCCGTTAATGTGAGTTACGATTGGGTTGTAGTCTTGCAAGACAACACCCTTAGAAATTGTTCCGTCAAACTCTCTCCAGTAGATTTCATACAAGTCAATCTTCTGGTTGACGCTCAATGCCCAGTTAAATCCAGACTCGCTTATCGTCCGATAGAAATCTTCGCGTGATTTGTTGTGTTCGCTAAATGCACGATGGAAACGGATTGCATCAATTACTGCTTCGACGTTCCAGCCGAGGGCTTCCGCGACTTCCTTGTTCTCGACGATTTTGTAAAGTTCGTAGGGGGTGGGTCTGCGGCGAACAACGAACTCTTCAAGATTGCTGAAATCAACTTTGATATCATCTGGGAAAAGTAGATCAGAAAGGAAGATGTGTTTAGGCATCCAGCCCACGGGCGAATCCCACATGCCGATTCCTTTTCCGTATAGCAACATGCTTTCGATGTCTTGCTCTTTGTTGTAGAGATACCCTGGCCATTCGCGGATCGCTTGATCGAAGGCTTGCGTGATGTTTTCCGAGTGCATGAGCCTTTCACGCTCATTGCCGTATTTCGTCTTGATCGTGGCGCAGGCTTGCCTTTCTGTGATGATGTCATAGTAGCTACTCTTCTGGTTGTTTACGATTGCTTCAAGACTTCCCCAGTTTACGTCTGACTGCCAAGCCAGTTTCTTTTCAGCTATTTTGCTGTAACCTGTTGGTGGGAAACGCTTGTAGGCTTTGTAGACACGAATCCTTTTATTCTCACGTCCAGTATTGTTGCGTGACAAGTTCTCGGCAATTGTCCAAGCGTGGTTTGCTGAACTGATTCGCGTCTCTGGAGGATTCCCATTCTCATCCAAAGTAAGCAAACTAAAGTTATCGTTTCCAGTAGATATAGGCATAGTTAGTAAACTTTAATTTCAGATTTCGCTTGCGTCAAAGGATTTTGTTCATTCGTTCTCTGCGTTTCCCACAAACCTTGCACCCTTTGGCTTTCTTCTCTAGCGTTGTTCCAGCCACCTTGTCAATAAGTCTAGCTGCTCTATGAATTACATTTGCTGTTACGTCACCGGATTGCATCCAACATCTATCGGGTGGTTGGTTGACGCAAATTTGTTGTTCAACTTGATACTCAAGATCATCTGGAATTGAGTAAGCATTAGATCGCATATCCTTCTTGATATTGTCAATCAAGTTGTTCCAAGTCGATCCATAAACAATCGCTGGGAACTCAAGCCCATTGAAGCGAGTTATCGTATACCGATAAATCCATCCTCCAACTGGGCCTTTGTTTCGATCCTTTAATTTCATGCTTGTTGTAAAGATAGATTTATTGATATACTCCATGCATGTCAAGCTCGAAAACTATCAATCGGTATGGGATGGCATTCCCAGCAGATATGGATGATCTATCCATCGAACTATTCTGCTACTCAATTACTCGCGGCGAATACGGCAAACAATACTTCGTTAAGAATAACATTAGCCCAGATGACTTTAAGCTACTCTCTCCTTTCGAGCATTTCATCAAGGCAGTCCAATACCAATGGCCAACCGATGTAGCTATCAAGTCCCGTGGTTACATGAATACTCAGCTTATTAGAACGCTTGAAGAACTCTGCAATAACGATGACGTTGTTCTTGCTGGCGCGGCATCGATGGGAAAAAGCTTTCCAGTTGGTCTATGGATTCTTCTCGATTGGTGTTCCGCTCCTACCTGCACGTCATCATGGGTTGCTACCACTACTCTCGGCGCGGCTGAAGATCGTATCTGGGGTATCATCTCAAAGCTATGGAAGTCTGCCCGTATCAAGATTGGTAATCTTATGGACTATCGCCACATGATTGTTTGGGGTGGCGGTGATGGTGGCGACCAAAAGGATTATCGGAATGCGATAAAAGCCCTAGCCTTCCCGCAAGGCAACGAAGGTCAGAAGGCTATTGATACCACCCGTGGTCGTAAGAATGATCGTATTCGTCTTGCTCTTGATGAGCTTCCCGAAATGGAGATGGGTGCGCTGGAGGCGCGGCACAACCTTCACTCTAACAACGATAAGGTCTTTATTGGTATCGGAAACCCCTCCTCTGGTGACAATCCTCACACTCGCTGGTGTATGCCCAAAGGTCAGTCAAACTTTGATGGCGTGAACCTCGACATGGAGAAGTGGGAAACTGAGACGGGTGTTTGTCTTTTCTACAACGGCATGAAGTCTCCGAACTTCCAGGCTCCTCCCAATGAACCGAGTCCTTTCCCGTTCCTTATGGATCGCCGCAAGCAGATGGACATTCTCAAGTCTTGTTATGGTGATGAGAAGTCTGTGGGGTATATGCGGAATGCTATCGGTTGGTGGCCGAAGTCTGGATTTGCTCAAACGATCCTTACCGCTGATCTGATCCGTAACGCTGAAACCAACGAGGAACCATTATGGGACTCCGAAGGTATGACGAAGGTTGCGGGATTCGATACTGCCTTTACCGCTGGTGGTGATAGATGCGTGCTGACTATAGCTAAACTTGGCTATGTTCGTGGCACTCGCCAGAAAGTAATGTTCACCGAGAAACAGCACACCATCCAACTATCGGCGCGGGAGGCATCCGAGTTTGAGAACCAACTTGCTGAAGAAGTAGTTAAGATTTGCCGAGAAGCTGGAGTCCAACCACAGAAGTTTGGTATGGACGTTTCTGGTGATGGTGGTCGTGTAGGCCAGGCTATAATCAGAGAGTGGCTAAAGTATGATCAAAATGGACATAGTATTGTCCTAATCTCATCAATGGGTAAACCTACTGATCGTATCGCGGCAGAGGTTGATAAACGTCCTTGTAGTGATGTCTATGATCGTCTCGTCTCAGAGTTCCACTACTCTGCCTATCACGGATTTAAGTCCCGTGTAATCTGGGGGATTGACTATACTTCTGAACTTGGACGCGAGCTATGCCTGCGTAGGTATGTCCTAAAGAACCGCAAGATCAGTATTGAGACGAAGAATGATTTCAAGTCCAGAATCGGTTACTCACCTGACTTGGCTGATAGCTTTGTTTATGCAATCGAAATGGCGCGGAAGAATGGACTCGTATTTATCGGAAACGATAGAGCGGTTCCAACCAATCGGTTCTGGGCTAAAGAAGATCGCTTAGTTGAAACAACTACAGAAGAATACTCTACTGATGACTGGGGAGAAGATTGATAAATATATCAAGTTATACCCGATATACACTAAACTTGCTATATTTCTAAATTTGTTGCGGTATCGGGTATAGTTGCGGCAGGGACGGGTATGCATCCCCTTTTCAGATGTGGGCTTTCGGGAGTCTAGGGTGATCATACACCGCCCATCCCACCAGTTGAAGTATGCTTCCATGAGAGGCCCAACTGATCGCGTCGTCCACCTGCCTGCCGCAAAATTCTCTCAAAGATCAAATGTGACTTAATGTTCTTGGATTATTCTAATACACCAGTTAGCTCCAGGAGATTCGCAGTCTCTTCTGTCACCGTGATGATTGCTTCAGTGTCACCTTCCATCGTCTTACCCAATTTCTGGATCTTGTCGATGTCTTTCTTCTTTACCCAGCAGTCCGAGTAATCCTGGCGAAATCGAATCTTATCTGGTGTTTCTCCGCTAACGTATCCACGGCAAGCCATGAATCCTTGGAACGAATGACTAGTATTCATAAATTAAATATCCCATCTCCTTTGCCCACGCTGGATTGTCATGGATGCGATTGTGACAAATCCGGCAGACAGCCATGAAAGTATCTTTATTAGAAAGATTTTTGCCCCTCTTACTCTTGTGGTGAATGTCCGTTGCTCCCCCACCACACACCCCGCATCTGGGGTTGGATAACAAGTATTCTCTTCTGACTGATGCATACTCTTTGTTTAAGACCTTCCTTCTATCGCTTACTGGTTTGAGCTTTCCGCCTCGCTTCTTAAATCCTTGCTTGGCGCGGAGAGGTGTTTTTCTTTGCATAGGTCTACGATCATTTGGACTTGCTCGCGGGATAGGATGCTCTTGGCTGTTGTCTCTATCTGACTGATGAGTTGTCCAGTAACTCCAATCTTCGCTCCCAACTGGCGGCATGTCAAACCAAGTAATGCCCGTGTCTCTTTAAGGCTAACTGCGAAAGTGTTCCTTCCT